GTGTGATAGGGAAGAGTGAGTGAATTTGTCCCAATTCACTAAATCGCCCCCGTAATCACATTTCTTCCACAGCAAAAATAATTCCTCGGCAATATCACTTTTCTTCCACAGCAAAAATAATTCCTCAGCAATATCACATTTCTTCCACAGCAAAAATAATTCCCCGGCAATATCACTTTTCTTCCACAGCAAAAATAATTCCTCAGCAATATCACATTTCTTCCACAGCAAAAATAATTCCTCGGCAATATCACTTTTCTTCCACAGCAAAAATAATTCCTCAGCAATATCACATTTCTTCTACGGCAAAAAATAATTCCTCGGCAATATCACATTTCTTCCACGGCAAAAATAATTCCTCGGTAATATCACATTTCTTCCACGGCAAAAATAATTCCTCGGCTATATCACTTTTACATTTTACAGCTTAAAAAAAAAAAATTTGATTGATATCATAAGGAGAAATGATATAAAAATAAGGGTTGGTGGTTTTGTGGTAATTGCGTTATCATTTGATCGGATTTATTGGATTAAATTCACGACATTATGAATACACAAAATCTAAATTAAAAAATAAATAATGACAAATATTTGAACAGGTATTCCTGTGTGAATTGAAGCGACTTTAAACACCATTAAATGCCAATTTGTAATTACGTTATAAATTGAATAAATAATAGCCGTAGATTTATGACGAAGTTTTTGACCGAATTTATTTTGTATAAATCCTATTCCTCCTTGATGGATCTTAACAACGAAAATATCGTTTAAATGCTATCCAAATTTTGTATAAACTTGAAAATTGTTTTATAGATCCTGATTTTAAAAGATATTCTATATTTTTTGATATTGCTGTTAGTTCATCATCTGATAATTTACCAAAAGCTTCATTATACACTTCTAAAAGCATGTCTTTTTTACTTAAACAGTATTTTTTTTTAACTAAGTTTTCTAACATGTTCATAACAAAGTTTAATAAAGAAATATCCATCTTTCTTTTTCTAAAATCTGGAAGTGAGGTAATTGCATCCTTTATATCTTTATTAATCTTAGTTCTCTTGATATCAACTTTAATGACATCGTCACCTAAAACAAACTCCATATATAATAGAATTATATTATTTTTTACAATATTTGAATTATATTATTTTTTACAATATTTGAATTACGATATTTCATTACCATTCAAATATACTCTACAACTACTGCCGCTATCTGTCCATCCTGCTGGCGTCACAGCCCTCCATTTGCTTGTCGTATTTGTATAATCTAATGAGTTTGTACCACCATAATTTGTATTTGTATAAACTTTTAATTGATAACCAGGTGCAACAATATAATAATTATCGATGTCGTTATAATCCCTTGCAGTTACAGCCGAGCCAACAGTAACCGTTCCAACTCCTGACGCATTATCATACCAATCAGAATAATCAGGAATTGAAACTGTAATAGGATAATAATAATCATTTTTACCGCCTGTTGTATTAACCATATATGCAACTGGAAATAAAACACTTCTTGGAACAATACCTGTCATATCTAACACATCACCTGATGCAACAATATCCCCACTTGTAGCAGTTAAATTTATATCATTACTTGAGGTTGTTATATCAACATCATTATCGCTTGTGATTGTTGTGCTATTGCTTCCTGTAATAGTAGTATCATAACCTTGGATTTTTGTAGTTGAGGCACTACTTCCAACTGTTAAAATGGCTCTTGCACCTGATACATAAGTTATGTTTGTCCCAACATTAAAATTTCCATTTACTATTTGTGCTAAAAAATGATTTCCTTTTACATCATCTGTGCAAGTCAATTGACTATTTATATATACTTGTGCTGATGCAGATGATGAACCTAATCGTAAAAATCCTGTCGTTAAACCTGAGCCTATCACAATATCCCCAGTCGTCACATTATTACCAATATTAACATCTGAACTAACTGCCTCACCTTCAAAAGTATCACAAATTATTTTATTCGTAAATGTATTTTCTCCAGTCCAAGTATTATTAGCACTTAATAAACCGTGGTCATCTGTATCTATACCAACCAGTTCATTGGTATCTGTATCTATACACATCATTTTATGATTACTTGGAGGGGTTGTTAATTTCCTGACTGGATTAACATAAAACCCAGATTCTGATGTTCCAAAATCACTCCCTGATGCATTGAGACATATACTATTGGCTGTATTACTTGAATAACTTGCTCTATAACCGATTGCAATGCTATAATTATTTATACCGTTATAACCTGATTCGTGACCAATAGCAACATTTCTATCCCCATTACTGCTACTATTACCACCAGAAGCGTATCCTAAATAAACTCCGTATTGACCAGCAGATTTATAAGCACTTAATGTTCCAATTGCAACCCCACCATTATCAACATTGCAACCAGAAGCAACATCATTATAACCCATACATTGATTACCAATCGCCACGATATTATACGCTCTGTTAGAATTTGCTACTATATCCGAAAATACACTTGCACCAATCAACACATTTGTGTTTGCGTTTGCATTTGCTGGAAGATTTGCACCAGCATTTGTCCCTATACATATAGAATTAATAGCTGTTGCACTACCACTAGGATTATAACCAGCACGATAACCTAATGACACTTGATTATCACCACTACATTCTGTCTCTCTACCAATGCAAACACGACCATTACTATTTCCTTCAATATGTATATAAGAATCAAAAGTTATAGGACCCGAATTACCAATCACAATTTCACCATCATTTTGAACAGTGAATAACTCAGCGTCAGCATTACTAATTAATTGAAATACATCAGTTGATCCACTTGTTCCTTTGATTTGTAGTGTCCCGCTACCAGTTGTATGATCCAAAGTAATCTGTGGTTGACTTGTACTATTATCATAAGCACTTTGTAAAGTACCTTCTGTAACACCTTGACTAGTAACACCAGCCAACAGACCTGTATTTAATATCGCATTATCAGCACTAGCTAAATCGGTTGTATTGCGTTTTAAAATCAAATAACACAAAGAAGCATAATTCCTATATATCTCTGGAGCTTCAACATGATCTTCAATAAATATTGCTTTTTCGGCTAATGCCTTATTATTATATAAATTCTGACCATATTGTATTAAAATATTCCCTCCTGGTGCCAAATACATTCTTTGAATAGTCCATTTATTATTGGGAACGGTTTGTAACCCACCGTTATCATAATTATCAGGGTCTATATTGTATGGTGGACCGCTAAGATGACTTAATGTTCCATCCTGTAAAACATAGTCAATGTTCAGTCCGGAATCTGTCGTTGTATTAATAGCTGACATCGTTTCTTCGTTTGGGTTTTGTACATCATTGTGAAAATTAATACCGTTACCATATAGAGTGCCTGCACTTTTTGTAAATTGAAGAGTACCACTATTAGCACTGACTTTATTACCACTTGGTTTTAAAATCCCTCCAAATGCCTCTACTAAATCATGTAACTGATTCTCTACATCACCAACATATCCAATCTCTCTATCTTCAACTTCTAGAGCACCACTGATAGCTTGAAAATGACCTAAATACAAATAACTACGTGCATCCATATTAGATGGATGTGTATATGTTTCAACAATTGAACCAGTACTATCAATAGAAATATATATTTCAGGATTGTTAATATCAACGATTGATACATTAGTATATCCTGACCATGAAACAGGGGTTGCAACACGAGTTGTTGTATCATAAACAACACCAGTGCCATCAGTAATAGAGTATGTTGTACTTGAAACAATGGTAATTTTACCGCCAGTAAAAACACCAGTTGAAGGAACATATTTCAAATTATTTTGATCAGCATGATCAATAACCCATGCAGTAGTAGCGATATTTGTAGAATCATCAGCCGAATCAACAGTGGGAGCGGTACCACTAGTATTAATTATTAAATTGTCAACTATTAAATTGTTAGTATCAATATCATCTGCGCTAACGGTATTAATACCGAACATACTTCTAACAAAATTATTATTATTATAAGTTGTCATAATATAAAATTATATTATATTATAATATTTTAAAATATTTTAAATAGGATTAAAATAAATGACCATTACCCAATCTTGAGTAGCTCCAGTGACAGGAGTCCATAATTGATATGTTGATACATCAAAATCCAGGAGTTTTATGTAGAAGATATTATTTGTTGGTAATGTTGTTCTTATTGCCTGATTGTCTAATTTATTGCTGTATAAACTGCTTAAGGTTTCATAAGACGGGGCTCCTACAACACCAATTTGAAGACTATTAAATTGATTACTTGCACCGTCGTAATTGACGACAAAATTACTAGAAGTGTTATAAATGTTACTTTCTATTATGGCGGGTTGCCCTGTAGTAGCTAAATTTGAAGCCATTGATATAAATTGAAAACTTGCATTATATTCTTGGTAAGGATTACCGATTTTTATATGGTTCGCCCAATTATATTCAAATTGTATGTAACTATTTGTATCAAGAACCGTTCCATTTACACTGTTTAAAATAACAGTAAAGGGTCTTGGTTCGCTTTCATTTTGAAAAACTGTTGTATTTAACATATATGTAGGCTGTTTATAGGGGACAAAATTCAACTGTAATACCCAATAAAATTGTTGTGCTGTAATTGCAAACTCAGCATCGCTATTTGAAGCAACAAAGCGTATATTAAAATTATTGTTTGAAGGACGGCTCGGTAAATATACTGGCAAACTGTTCTCGTGTATATTAAATTGAACATTTGCTGTCTCATACATGTTATTAATAGGGCTTCCAATATATTCCATTGTATAATTTTGAACGGTTGCATTTTGACTTGTTGATGTTTTAGCATTTATAGCACTACAATATATCATAGGCAGTGGTAACGCCGTTGAAAAATTAACGCTTCTACTTGTAAAACTCGTAAATAACAAATATTCATTTTCAGGCAATTGATTCCAATCATAAAACCAAGTTCCGTTAAAATTGTCTCCAGTTAATTCATTTTGTGACCGAAAAAATAAACTATATCCCCTATCATTCTTTTTAGTATAAATACTCATTTATATATATTAGCAATATAAAAAAATAATTATTATTATTCTAAATCGTCTATAGCAATAAATTTAAATTGTAAAATGCCGTCTGTATTTTCCCATCGGTTTGGACTTGAATTGACATCTATTGGATTTTGTGAGTTGAAACAAGTCATATAATAAACTTGAAAATTATTAACCCTTGGACGACTTGATATTGTTATTGGATTATCTGCATCTATTCTTATTCGTCTTGATAAATATAAACCAGTTGCATTGTCATCAGGACGCTGAGCAAAAGGAATCCCACACCATTCGCCATATCCAAATAATGCAGATGGAACTGGTTGTCCGCCAATTGATGAGTTCAAAAATTGATAATTATTGCTATATACACCATCAAAAATATTACTTTGCAAATATTGACCTGAGCGGTGACCTATTCCCATTGAAGCATTTGAACATATCCAACTGCAATAAACTTTATAAGGCTTATCGGGAAATTGCTTCCAATCAAAAAAATAATTGGTAGTTGAACTGTCATTTAAGTTTATAGTGACAGTGAAAGATTGCTCAGTTCTATTTTTAACACTATATTTTTCATTATTATTTTTGAATAAATCCATGTATATAATATATATATATATATATTATATAATGAGCAGTAATATTTCAAAACTGAAGAGTATTATACAATTATTCAAAATAAAATTTAATGATTTGAAACATTTGAGATTACAACCAGAAATATTAGATCAAGTAGCAGGAAGATTAAATATAAGATTAAATAAAAAAGATTCATTCAATAAAAAAATGTTAGCAATACTGAGAGCATTTATAAAATATCAAAAAAACAGACAATTATTTGATCAAGATAAAAGTAAAGTGGATCAAGCATTTGAAGCACAAAATAAAGCGAGACATCGTTCAGGAGAAAAGACAGGAGTGCCAGAAGCACAAAAAATAATAATACCATCAGGATTTCAACAACCACAACAAACAAATCAAATATTTTCAGAAAAACAAGTTGAATCATTGAGAGATTTAATAAAGGATAGAACAAGGGAAATTAAAGATTTACAAAAGGCATTAGCGCCAAAAGAAAGATTAGAATTTGAAGAAGAAGTACAAGAAGAAGCAGAAAGATTAAAAGAGAAATTAAGAAATACATTATCAAAACAAGAATTTGAAAAAATTCACAAAGAAGAAGATTTTTTACCTGACCAATATGATGATTTATCAATTGATTTAAAAGCGTATACAGAATGGATAAACAGAGACATAAATGACCATGAATTTTTACAAACAGTCAAAACACATAAAAGCTTACCAGTTGAAACAGAAGATGATTTATCATTAGATTTACAAAGTGAAATAACATCACCAGATTTTGACGAGCCGTCAATTGTAACAGAAAATATTTCAAATTTTGATCAACCATCATTAGGAAATCAATCATTTTTTGGTGAAGATTCTTCAATTTCAGAGTATCCTAGTGAGGCACAGGAAATAGAAAATGTTGATGTAGATTATGATTTTAATGATGAGTCGGTTATTGTTAAAGAACATAAAAATAATATTAATCCCCCATTAGTTGAAAAAATAAAACGAGGTAGAGGGAGACCAAGAAAGAATCCTTAGTATAAAGAATAGAAAAAGATTTTAATTATTAATAATAATAAATAAAATTAATGGAAGGTTATGCCTGAGTTGGAATCTTCTGATTTAGGCTTTGATCTTTGAATACTTGATTTGATATTTTCGGGATCAATTGTCTCACCTACTGATTTTACGGCTTCACCACCTTTTCTAACCCCATGAGATATATTTTTAGCTTGTCCTGCTAAAACAGCACCAGCGGCTAAAGGAACAGCAATTTCTGGAGCGAAAGCCAGAGCGGCACCTTGAACGATAGGATTAGAAGCGACTGTTTGAATAGTACCAAAAGCTTTTTCTCCAAGTCTTCCAGCTTTTTCAATACCTGATCCAGCTTTGCTTATTCCGTGTGAAACTTTTGTTAAACCACCATGAATTTGACGACCTAATTTTTTAAATTGATGTCTTGGTAAATGAAATTTTTTAACCATGTATATATAATAACTTTATATTTATAATTTTTTTAATTTCTTAATTCCACTTCTAATTTTAGATTTACCTTTTTTTTGTAATTTTTTTTTCTCTGCTTGAGCTTTGGCTTTTACTTGAGATAAAACTTTTTTACCTTCTGCCTCTGCTTGTTTTGCCATTTTGTTAGCTTCTTTTCTAACTTCTGCTTTTACAGCTTGAACACCTTTTTTAATATGAGGCATAGCTGCTTTTTTACCTTTTTTAGCTAAATCATTAACTTGATTTTTAGTTGATTGAAAAGCTTTGTTAGAAACATGTTTTAATTTTGCGGTATTAATTCCGAAATCCATCTATATATAATACAGTTATATAAAATTATCATCATCATTAATTTTTAATTCATCAAAACCTTTAAAAAACCTTTGTGAGTCAGTATTAATAAATAACCATTGATAAGGCTTATCATATACTAATTTAGAAATAGACAATAAATATTTATCATAACCTTCAACCAGTTCATCAAAAATTGTTTTTAATTCAGTTTTACTAGTTCTAAAAACAAATACATTAGTAAATAATCTTCTAATTTCTTTAGGAACAGAAAAATATGTTTGTGATAAAAAATATATACTTAATCTTAAATGTCTTCTATTATTTACCAATTCTTTCATAGTTTTTAGTGTGTCATTATTCTTCAATTTAGCCGCCATATCATCAATAATTAAACAGTTATTAAACGCTTTATCTTCATTTCTTACCATATCCATAATAGATTCCATATTTTCAACTGTTAAATCGTCAAAAATTTGGTCAGGGGGTAAACCTTCAAATATATTCTTTTTTAATGATTGAACAGAATCACTTGGCATAATTAAAAATATATTGTGAAAACATTTTCTTAAAATTTTAGGGTTACTAAAAAATGAAACTAACAATGAAGTCTTTCCTGATTTAGGTTTTCCAATTAATAGATTTGTTGAATGAGTATTTAAAAACTTTGTTAATTCATATTGGTTTAATTTTTCATGTATATCGTTATCACATAACATTGTAGGCATATTTAAATTTGGTGCATCATTTTTTATAATAGTAATTGACATATATATATTTATATTAGAAAATTAAAATAAAAGTTAATTAATTATATTCGTAATTAATTAAATACTTTAAAAGTGAAGTAATAGGTATTGAGAGTTTAATTTCTAACTAATACATCTCTGTTGATTAGATCAATTTCAAAAATACTGTCGTGATTTACAACAAGAGTAATATTTGAAGCGGCCGCAGTTGCAGCACCTAAATCAATGTGGTAGGTGATAGGACTGTTTTGGGTGCTAATTCCGGTAAGGAGCGAATCGCTGTTCAGTTTCTCCAGAGAGGTCCCAACATAGAATTTACCAGGGCTTATATAGGTATCTGCTCCATCTACAGCGTCAAAAGATTGTTCAAAAGCATTAATTGCAAAAGAATTATTTCTGTCAAAGATTGATCCAGTAGCGCTTTTAAGTTCCATTAATTGCTGAGATCTATTTAAAGTGGTTGAAATTCTCTTTTGTGGATATTGAACACCTGCAACATTGAAAGAGTAAGCCGATCCCGCGGCTAAATTACAAGAACTAAACTGTTGATTACCAGTAGTCGTAGACATTCCATTAATAGCAAAAATAGACTTACATGATGCATATCTTTGATTAAATACAAGATCTTGTGACCCAGATGTTCCACCAGCGAGAGTTTGAGAACTAACACCGAAAGATTGAGATTTAACAAAGATTTTAGGTCCCATTCCTCTAACAATATTTTCAACTTCATTGCCCATATCAACCACTTTATATCTTAGTTCTACATCAGACAAAGTCCAAGCGGTAGGCACTTTAGTTGTAGTGAATATGTTGGCTATTGTATCAAGAGTTAAGGAAACTCTAATTTGAGGCATTGCGAACAGAGGTAACATTTTTTCACAATTAGAAAGAATTGACATAAGAGGAGCAGAAAAAGAAGCAGTGTCGGCTAAAGCTCCGTTACAAAGATGACCATCAAGATCGTCAATGGCAGTTCCAATAGCGGCAGTAGTAGGACCGTATCCATAAGCGGCCATTAAACCATATTTCTCAGAAACTGAAAGTGTTAGATTAGTTAACATATTCATAAGAACATTATAATTTTGAATTGTGTCAACAGTCTGAGAACCAATTTGAACATCTAAGCGAGTAAACGGCGTATAAACTGGACAACCTCTTAATTCAGCATCTGCCGCAGTTGCTTGTGTAAGGTCATAAGTAAAACTTATATACATGGAATCAGGCACAAGGAAACCCCTTGAGATTAAATCAAATTGTATTTGACTACCAGCGGTAAAACTAGATGCGTTAGTTGGGTTAACAGCAACATTAATTACTTGTGCAGATTCAGGAAGAGCAGGCAATTGCTCGCTATAATTAACAGCGTGTGGTAAAGAAACACTCATTATATATAATAACATTACATAAAATATTTTAATTATTATTTAACAAAATTTCTTCAACTGATAAATCATCTATATCTTTTTTTTCGGGATTAGATCCTGAAATCTTTGGAGTTGATGGAGAACTAATGGTTTTAGGAGGGTGAGGGTCTTTTTGATGAACTAAAGTTTGTTTTTCAACATAATAAATCTTGATCAAAAAAGACATTGTGAAATCTACACCATTAAAATCAATTAAATTATTATTATCATCTGTAATTCTTATATCAATTGAATTTAAATTTTTTGTTTTCATATTAGAATGTATGTTTGAAATATTTGTATATAAAATTAATCCAAAATTTGCCGCAGAAATTGGTAATTCAATTAATGAGTTAACAGTACTACCGTCATTATTTGAATCAATGTTATCCACTGCAATCGCATTTGAGAAAATTTTTAATTTTAACGGTCCTAGCAAATTCACGGGATAATTTGAAGTTAAAACTTGAGATGTACTTGTATGATCTTGTGTTGTTATAAATCCTAATACCTTTAAAATTGTTGATGTAGCATAATGAAAAGTAAAATAACCTGAATCAATTGTAAATGAATATTTTCCTGTTACTGTTGACAAAGTTATTGTTATCGTTGTAATTCCTGCATTTGATAATTGAGTAATTATTTCAGTGTTTAAAGTTGTTGTGTTATAATTTCCTTCTGTAATAGTTAATACATTTTGAGCTCCACCATTTAATGAAATATCCAATTTATTATTATTAGATGTTATATTGTAAAAACTAACTGGAAATTGTGCATTTTCAACCGAAAAATCAATATGAGAAATTCTTTCATCTTCTGAAATTAAATTTTTAAAATTAAACAGTAAATCAGAATTATTTGAACCATTGTTTTTTATTGCATCTACTGAATTTAAGTTTATCTGTCTTACAATTATTGGATTATTAGACATATATTATTTATATAATATATTCCTATAAAATTATTTAATAATATCATTTTTTTCTACTTCATCATTTAATATTCGTCTATAACCATTTTGTGAAAGTGTTAAATCTGACTCAAATAATTCTTTCATTCTTTTTTCATGATATTCTTTTTGTTCAGGCGTTAAATCTTTGTGTTGTGATAACATAATAGCATGTGTTAAATAGTTATTTTCTGTAAGTGATTTATGTAATCTGTTTATTTTATATAAATCTGGATTTTTATTTTCAACAGGGTCCTTATTTGCGTAATCAAAACCATAGTGTCTTCCTCCGATAAAATTCATGTACATATTATATTATTATATAATTTATTTTAGAAAAATTGTATATTTTTTTTAGGTCTTAGTTCTTGTTTTGGTTCTTGTTTTGGTTCTTGTTTTAATATATCTATTGGTTCATCTTTAACTTCAGCTAATTTTCTCTCTCGTTTAAGTTGGTTTTTCTTTATCGCCACTGCTTTCGCTATTACTTTCTCTTGATACAGTTTGTCATATTCTGCTTGTAAAGCTTCTTTTCTAGCTTTATTTTCTGCTCTGTTTTTATCTCTTACTTCACAAGCTTTTTTTATTGCTCTTAATTGCGCCTCTGTTGCGGGTTTCTTTTCTCGTTTTTTTCTTATTTTCTTAATATCTACTTGAGGCTCTACAGGAGAAGGGGTAGACGGTACTGGCGGTGCCGGCGGTGTCGGTGGTGTTGGTATTTCATCAGTTTTTATAATTTCAATTTTCTTTTTAGATGGTGCTCTTTTTTTGGGTGGTTTATTTATTTCTTGTTGAATTAAAGGCGAATTATTTTTAATTAATTCTATCACTTGTTCATAGTTAAGATATTCAGGTTTTTTAGGCTCTGAATTTTGATTGGTTGGTCTTTTTCGTTGAATTTGTGATTTAGGCGCTTGTATTCCATTGTCATCTTCAATCAAAATATTACTTTCATTAATAAGATTATCAGGTTGTTTTTCGTTCATTATATTATAGTATAAGATAAAAAAATATCTTTATATATAATATATGTCAGAAATATCAAGATTACAAGGAGTTGTTAGACAAAAAGAAGAGAAGATAGTAGAAATGGAAAAATGTTTAAAAGACATGATTTCTAAATTACAGAATCAAGATAAATTATTGTTTAATGTTAATAAACTTATAGATGAATTAAATAAAAGATTAGATAATGAAGAGAAAAAAGAATAAGGAATACCCTTTTTATTTCTTTAAAATATTGTTATTAAAATTAACTTAAAGAATATTATATATTATTATTATATAGATGAATAATACTGAAGAAACTATAAAAAGAGGAAGAGGAAGACCTAGAAAACCTATTGAAGAACATGCTAAATTCCATAAAGTATTTAAATCAAAAGAGAAGGAGAATGTTAAGGAGTATAATAAAAAATACTATTCTAAGAGAAAAGAGATGTTGGAATTTGCTAAAGATATTTTATCAAAAATGAAAGAAAAAAATATATAGATTAATTTAAGAATTTTTATTAAAAAATGAAAGAAAAAAATATATAGATTAATTTAAGAATTTTTATTAAAATGGCTTAAAGAAATTTTAATATAATTATTATATATATATAATATATAATGGCTCAATCTTACAGAACAATTCAAAATCAATTAAAAGTTGATAGAAAGTTAGGACGCGTACCAACTAACTTTAAACTTAACCAGAAAAAGAAAGTTTTAGTTAATAGAATAACTAAAGTGTTGAATAAGACTAAAAAAGAGAAACGAATCGTTAATAGAACAATAAGAAATGCCCCTAAAGATGGTACAGTCACAACTATACCTATAAACAAATATGTGTCAGTAAAACATGTTATTGAAAAAATGAGACCCACACAAACTCATATACCTGTAATTAAATTTACATTTGGAAATACAATTAAATATTATGCTTTATCCAATGTTAACAGAAGACGATTATTAGCAACCTTTGGACAAGATGATAATGAAATATTTCAAAATGTTCTTAATGTTGTTGGTGGTGTCGGTTCTGATCTTGAATTTACAACCACCTTTACTAATAAAGTCGTTGATAATGTAGATGTTTATTATATGGAAAGAAAGAAAAGAAAGAAAGATGGTGCATTTTTTCCTTACACACATAACATGGACCTTGATTTATCAAGATATCAAATATATAAAGAAGATAAAGAAGATAATTATAAGCATAATTGTTTTATTCATTGTTTAATTAAATGGGGTGAGTTAAAAGATGAAGAATTACAATATATTAAATCCTTTTGTAAAAACGATCATATTCCACAAACATCTTTCAAAGAAATTTGCAAGGAAATTGATATTGGAATAATTGTTAAAAGACCTGAAGAAAGTAGAAATAATGTCAGAACAGTTAAATTTAACGCAAATGCTAAAAGAGTTATAACTATTTGTTTAATAGCTGAACATTATTTTTTAATGGAAAAAGTTAAAGTTACAAGTTACGCTATTAAAAACTATGATGAAATTAAAGATAAAAAAGAATGGTATAGAATTATTGATAATACAAATAAAAAGAAAGATAGATTTATAAGTTCTTATGATGTTGTAAGATTATTATTAGAAAACAAAGATAAAAGATTAACTGAGATAAAGTCAACTGGACCTGTCATGAAAACTTCTTCATATGTTCATGTTGATAAAAATATTGAATCATTAGAATATACAACAAGTAATTATAGAAAAGTAGAATTTAAAGATAAAACCGATGAAAAAAAATCTAAAAAAGATATTGTATATTTTGATTTTGAAACAACTACTGATGTGTCTGAACACCAACCTTATTTATGTTCGGCTATATATGATGATGATAGTGTAAAAACATTTCATGGTATTGAATGCGGTTTAAGTTTCTTATCATCTTTAAAAAATGATTCAATTATAATTATTCATAATCTAGGTTATGATTTTAGATTTCTACTTAAATATTTAATTGATGTTTCCGTTGTTCAACCAACAAATACTACAATGTTTGGGGCTACTGCTAAATTTAAAAATAATAAAAAAAATATTAATTTAACATTTAAATGTTCTTACGCTATGATTGGTTCACCTTTAAAAGATTTCGCTAAGATGTTTAATTTAAAAGATGTAAAAAAAGAAATAATGCCATATGGTGCTTATACAAGAAAATCAGTTAAACAAGATAAATATAATATTGATGAAGCTAAGAAATTGCTAAAAGAAAATGAACAAGAAGATTTTATAAAGAATATCAATGAATGGCATTTAATTGATGGAGATGATTTTAATCATATTAAATATTCACAATACTATTGTGAGGCTGATGTTAAAACAACAAAAAGAGGTTATGAACAATTTAGAACATGGATGAAAGAAATCACTGGTTTAGACATTATTGATTATTTAACAATTGCAAGTATTGCAGATGCTTATTTAAAAAAAGATGGTTGTTATGATGGATGTTATGAGTTTTCCGGAGTTCCTCAACAATATTTACAAGAGTTTGTAGTTGGTGGTCGTACAATGTGTAGAGATAATAATAAATTCCATTTAACAGAAGAATTAAATGATTTTGATGCTGTTAGTTTATACCCTAGTGCAATGCATAGAATGGATGGTTTTGTAATGGGACAACCAAAAATATTAAAAAATTTAACTTATGCTTTCCTTAAAAAACAAGATGCTTATTTTGTTGATATTGAAGTTACTAAAGTAGGAAAAAAACGACATTTTCCTTTATTAAATAAAAAAACTGAAGAAGGTATTAGATTATTTGATAGTGAATTGTTGGGTGTACATAAAGTTGATAAAACTACACTTGAGGACTTAATTGAATTTCACGACATTAAGTTTAAAGTATTAAGAGGTTATTTCTTTGATGAAGGTAGAAATGAAAAAATCAATAGAACAATTGAATATTTGTTTAAACAACGATTAGCGATGAAAAAAGCTAAAAATCCCATAGAGAAAGTTTATAAATTATTAATGAATTCAAGTTATGGTAAATCAATTATGAAACCTATAGACACTGAGAGAAAAATAATAAAAACCGATGATCTTGATGGTCATTTACGAAATAATTATAATTATAATATTGAATCAACTGTTATTACAGGAACAAATAAAACTGTCGTAAAATTAATCAAACCGATTAATAATCACTTCAATTGTGGACATATTGGTTCAGAAATTCTAAGTATGAGTAAACGAATTATGAATGAAGTAATGTGTCTTGCTGAAGATAATGGACATATGATATATTATCAAGATACTGATTCAATGCATATTAATAAAGATAGTGTAAATAAATTAGCTTCGGAATTTAAACAAAAATATCATAGAGATTTAATCGGCAAAGGTATGGGTCAGTTCCATTGTGATTTTGAAATGGGACAAGATTCAGGAACTGAACCTTATGCTGTTGAATCAATATTTTTAGGTAAGAAATGTTATATTGATAAAGTTAAATATGTTAAAGATGGAAAAGAAATGTTTGGATATCATGTTAGAATGAAAGGTGTACCTAATGAAATCGTTAATATCACATCTAAGAAAAACCATAATGGAAGTTTAATGGATTTGTTTAAATATATGTTTACAGGTAAAAGCGTTATTTTCGATCTCCTAGCCGGAACCAAGAAGTTCTTTGTAGGTGGGTCTGATTATTCTATAAAAAATAGAGAAAACCTCTCATCTGCTAATGGATTTATTAGAAAATTACAATTCAAATAAAGTAAGAAAAATCCGAGCCCACCCTGGATTTTGTGTATTCATAATGTCGTGAATTTAATCCAATAAATCCGATCAAATGATAACGCAATTACCACAAAACCACCAACCCTTATTTTTATATCATTTCTCCTTATGATATCAATCAAATTTTTTTTTTTTAAGCTGTAAAATGTAAAAGTGATATAGCCGAGGAATTATTTTTGCCGTGGAAGAAATGTGATATTACCGAGGAATTATTTTTGCCGTGGAAGAAATGTGATATTGCCGAGGAATTATTTTTTGCCGTAGAAGAAATGTGATATTGCTGAGGAATTATTTTTGCTGTGGAAGAAAAGTGATATTGCCGAGGAATTATTTTTGCTGTGGAAGAAATGTGATATTGCTGAGGAATTATTTTTGCTGTGGAAGAAAAGTGATATTGCCGGGGAATTATTTTTGCTGTGGAAGAAATGTGATATTGCTGAGGAATTATTTTTGCTGTGGAAGAAAAGTGATATTGCCGAGGAATTATTTTTGCTGTGGAAGAAATGTGATTACGGGGGCGATTTAGTGAATTGGGACAAATTCACTCACTCTTCCCTATCACAC